CTCATTTAAACATTTTGTTTTTATAAATTGCCCCGATTCCCCAAGGAATCAATTGTCAATTCTTTATAGAATTAATTGTTTTATCGTTCAGCCTTCACGGGATTTACCTGAACTCCCTAACATTACTTTCGCCTTAACAGGACTTACCGAAAAACTATACATCCGCCTTGATTGGATTTACCGGAACAATGACAACTAACCCCAGCGGCATTAATAATAATGTCGCTAATAAACAAGCCTTAGAGAGAATACAAGCTGCTCAATATGACAATCTACTTGTCATACTGAACAACTCTCTCAAGTGCAATATTGCGCTAACAACAACGCAATTTGAATTCTTAGAGAAGAAGTTCGAACCTCTCAAGATCACATTGGTACCTCCTCAACACAGGGTGGAACACCCTATTGCCCAATTTTACAACCATTACGGCAATAAACGTTGTTTGGAAGTAGCAAATAAATTCGAACGCAGTATTGCGATTGGTGGCAATCCCATCGCAACACCTAATGCAAACCATCATCTTTGTTATCTAGATGACAACATGAAAACTTCGTCGCGTGCAGTTAGCAATGCATTTAAACAAATAAACACCAAGCACAACAAAATTGATTTTACCGACTATTTCGCCGATAAAAGCAGCTTGTGTTTAAACGGCGCGCATAAATGTTATTACAAAGCCCCTTACGCCCACTCAAGCAATGTGTATGATATCCAACCATACCAAATAGCAGATATCTTCATTAACCATCATTTAATCGTATGGGATATGTGGATGTTTTTACCGATACAATTGGTTGACGAAAAATTTAGTGCTGACGAAGAAATTTACAATTACAGCACATACACAGAAAAGGGCGAAAAACGGTGCCGCTTCCATTTGCATGATCACTCCCACGTATACAACCACTCATACGAGAATTGGAGATTTTATGCCACATTTACCAATATCAAATGTTCCAACTTCGGCATTACATTGGAGATCATCGAATCCATAGGGACATACAGCAATATACGTCTAATACGCACCGAACTCATCAATGGCACCATCGAAAAAATATTCCCATTATCTAAAATGGTTGAAAAAATAGCCATTCCCAATCTCAACACTTACATCCGCAAAAGGTTCACATCCGACCCCTACGCCGATGTAATTCAATTACCACATGGTTTCGTCAAACGAGCCATCGGTTGGGCAACTTCAGCGATCGACGAACAATTTAAGTTCAACAATTTCAGCGTACACATGAACAGCATCAAAACAGACATTCGTTACGCAAACAACTCTGTACATGAAGTTGTGTATAACGGCATCGATCCCGATCCTGAACTTTATGAAGACATCAAAATATCCTTATTCATAATAACCGCCGTCATGCGCTACCATAGAACGCAAGATCTTTCTGCGTTAATGAATTACATGAAGAGCCACACTTACACACGAACTGGTTTCTTTTCCATGTTTTCTAAACAATGGCAAAAATTCAAATTCGCCATTCGTACCGCTATCATGACCATACCAAATTACACCGACAGTCATATAGACGTCAATGAGAGATTCATTTATGACATCAGCGTCAAACTACCGGAAGATCAAATCCATTCCAGTTTTCTTAAACTTGAAAGATTCGCCATATTTCCAAAGCGCGTTAAATACTATCATTTCGAAAGAACAAACACAGATTCGAAGCTTTACACAGAAGATGATCTTCCCCATGATTCATATCCTATTAAAACTGACGACCATACTGATGACACAAGACAACATGCTTTACCATCCGCACCTCCAGCATCTATCATTAAACCCGTCACCGCATCCGCACCAACATCATCCACTGACGCCAGTTATTCATCTGACGATCTTAAGAAAATCTTAAGACCAGATGGTAAAAAGATTCATACAGCCGGATCACCTAGTTTACCATCATTAGCAACTGCACCATTTGAATCTAACATTTTATGCGAGAAAACCATATTCAACCCTAAAGGCGATGGATTATGCGGTTTACATTGTTTACAACATGACAGACCAGAAAAAATTATTGTTCCTGATAAATACACCTGCGGCGGCATCACTACAATTATGCCAAAGAACTGGTTCAATGATGAACATCTCTATTTTATTGCAAAGCACAATCGCATCAACATAAGAATACATCTTTTTGGTGTCATAACACATACAAACATTTTCGGCGACGGTCCCTACCTTAACATCAATCTCGACAACCAACATTGGACTATTGTAGAATGCAAGTGTAAACCAGGTCGTTCTTATGTCGGAGATTACATCGATCTACCTGAAGACGCTAAATACATCTACGTCAATTGTGCCAATAACCAATTAGCAGATGGAGCAGGTCAAGCTTTAGCTTTCAAAACTAAATTTCCAAATTACAGCGCAAAAATAAGCAAACCAATCCAAAATTTTCATACTATTGTCCACAATGGATTTACTTGCGCACTTGTAGTTGCCTACAACAACAGAGGAAAACCTGACTTACATGCCACTAACACCAGACTCCACGAAATCTTCACCAAACTTAAAGCACTATCTGATTCTACGAATAAAACTGTTTTTCTACCACTTATTGGTACTGCTTTATTTGGCGGCAATGTCTGCTGTTTTAAAACAATCTTATCTAAATATAAATTTAAACACATATTAACTTTCTTAACTGCAGAACAGGAGAAGAAATACCACGAATACAAACCCTGTAAACATGGCGGTTTCATTCAATTAACCAACGCAAATGAAACCAACGTCATAGATGATGAACATCCCTCCGATCACTCAAAATTGATAGAAAGAACTTATGACAAGAATAGAATGCGTTACAAATTATGTGACGTTTTACACGCATGCGATTACCGCAAAAGAACAACAATATACGATCTTTCGTGTGCACCAGGCACATGGCTCGAATTCTATGCGACTTTAATCAAAGAAGACACCACAATACCACCATATGAAGCGTTCGCCTATAACGGTGTAGGTTGTTTTAAAGTTTATGATCACCTCCACAAATTCGTTAAATCTTTTTACAATAATATCGACCAAATCATCCACGAAAACGTATTTAAATACAATTCATTGTTCATATTTGATTATATGCCAAGTATAAATGTCTTACGCTCATTAATAAACCTTTGCATAAAATATAAAGCAACCGTCGTTTTTAAATTAGATCACTACGACGACAACGATTTTGCAAACAAAATAATACTCCTCAACTCCTCTGCAGTTTACTTAAAGACCATCGTCAGTGAATTTTCAAATATCAAATCAAGTGAGGTTTATTATATTATTAACCCAGGTGAGACCGACAACGAAGAAGATACTTTCAAAACATCCGATGTCTTAGGTGCAAAACAATTCTTCATGCGCGAAGCTGGTCTCGAACCTTTAGAACCCATTAACAACAATAGATCTTTTATCAATGAACCTATTGACCGGTCCTTACTCGAACCGTCACTACCAACATCGCACAAAGTTGTTAAGTTTTGGGGTGACATCGACAACAAGACGACACAAAATGATACAATTATTGAAGACGATGACTTAAACAATCTAGAAAAAGAACTTAAAGCATTTGAAATTAACGAAACACCTGAAACTACTTTAATGCTTAGTCAATCTGATGAAGATTTCATGACTACCTATGAAAAAGAAATGGAAGAAGATGCTATCAAATATAAACCTATCCAACCACCTAAGAAGAAAATTAAAACATCCGAAATTTTATCTTATGACTTTGAATCAGTCATTGTGGACCCAGACCAATCATCATCTTCATCATCACCCATTGAAAAAATGACCACAATTATCGAAACTAATGAACCTGAAACAGATCTTAACGTCCTATTGTACAATTTTGCCGACAAATCAGATGCACAACCAGATCCGATTAAAGATACACCAAATGATCAACCGATCGCCGAAGTTGACACAAAGAAAGAGAAAGCGGAGTTGTTAAAGCAACAACAGAAACTGATAGACAATATCAATAAAAAAGAAAACAATAATACCCCACCAACTATCGAAATTGTTGATGAAAAAATAGTCACAAAGTGCAAGTGCAAACACAATTGGAACCATAGAATCAATTGTGACGTTACTTTCCAATTCAAACCAAAACCAGAAGATCTAATCAACGAATTATTATTATCTTTCAAGAAAATAGTCGAGCTTAATGATGAACAAATAACCAAATTATCCCAAACTATCAGAGAATGTTCTAACCAAATAGTCGTCCCTTGTTGCAACGGCATCGCTGGCGGTCGCAAATCAAGAACATTCATCGAAAATTCATGCCCTAAATGCGCCATTATCATTGCACCCTTCAGTAACGTCATTGCTGATGTTAAAGATATTAAAGCCAACACACATCAGGTCTTCGTCAAAGCGTTACTCAGCGGTAGATCGTTCGACTATATCATATTGGACGAGATATTTGCTATACAACCCATATATCTCAGCATTATATCCAAATTGGCCATTGAAAACAATAAAAACACTAAAATATTCGGTCTAGGCGATAGTGAGCAAATCACTGATAGAGACTATCAAGCCCATGGATCCCTTTTTTCAGTTAAATACAAAAGCAATATGTCATACGAGACCGTCACACACAGATCACCTATATGTGTCGCCGAACTCTTGCATAATTACATACCCGGATGTACCACAACATCAACAGAAAAAGGCTCAATAACATTTGACACTGTAGAAAATATTAAGAAGATAACCCAAGAGAAAAGTTCCATTCTATTATGCGCCACACAGAAAATGAAGCAATATCTACAAATTTCACACAAATGTAATGTTCAGACCATAAATGCCATACAGGGCAGCACCAGGCACACTGTCCATATTTATACACCAGATATAAATAGTATAAGCCAAGATCAAATTAAATATGTCTACACCGCAATGACCCGTGCCACTCATCGCATAATTTTACATGGACCCGAATCCGACAACAAAAAATTTTTGACCATATTATCCAGCCCTATGGATCGAGCTTTACTCAAATTCGGTGTTCACGTACATTCTACTTCATATGTCGAGAAGAAGGTAGATAAACAACCAATACATCAAACATTGGTCACACACAAATGCACCATCGTACAGCAAAGCGACGTCGAAGCCATTTTCGACCGAACCATGTTACCCACCAACGACAACTCTACAAACATCATTGCATATAAGACCGATGTCATACCCCAAATTATTAGCAAAGAGAAATTCAAGTGTTCACCAGGTATGGTCACCGGCAATGACATCAACATCAAAGGTCGAAAATTCGCCACTAAAAATTACCTTTTACATTATCACCCTAAAGATCATACTAGATTAGTTTCCACCGTAGTTGGCAGATACGCAGACGAGAAAAGACACGTCGACAGTGAAATGTTAGATCTTTACACAAAAGGTCTCGACAAATTTATGCGCAAAGATTGGAAAAAATTCATCAGACATAAACAAAATGGTGAATCAGAAATGCATCATTTGTCTTTATACTTAACTCAACTTCAAACTAAATACCCTAAAGATGCCGATTACGCACTGCTTAATTCAATAATTCAAGAAGAAGAAGTAATACAAACAAAATCACAATTCACATCACCATTAATCAGTATATCCACTAACAATAAACATAAGAAACTTAAAACATCAATTCAATACATATTTTCTGCAATGTTAGACGGCAAACCAAATAAGATCGATGATCTAGAAAAAGAATGGTACGAATCATATCACGACCTCGTCCAATTCCACCTTAAGAGACAACCTAAATTCGTTTTAGAACACGGTTACGACACACTTTATAAAGATGGCCAAGGTATATCAGCTTGGTCAAAATTGATGAATTGTATATTCGCTTCAACCACCAGACATTTTTCACAATGGTTTAGAGCTTTAGCCTTACCTAACGTACAAATAAGTTATGGTCAATCTGATGCAGAACTAGCCTTATTCTACTCCAAATTCGCCAACCAACTCAACGACAAAAATTTTGTCAAATTTATGCTTGATTTCAAACAATTTGACCGTAGCCAAGAAGAACAAGGCATCATTGCATCCGGTATCATGCTCCATGCATGTGGTTACCGCAAAGAGACTGTAGACTACTACATGAGCAGAAGATCGTCTTGGACATTAGCATCCAGATCCATGGGCGACGGAAACGAAGCATTATCACTTATGCTCCGCGGCACCTGGCAACAACATTCAGGTCAACCATTCACGTTAGATGGCAACACCATTTATAATATGGCAGCAGTTGGTATGTGTTACAAAATTAAAGGAATGGTTTGCGGTGCATTCAAAGGCGACGATTCTTTTATACTATGTGAAAGCATAACAGAGAAACTTAAAGGAACGATAACACATGCCCAACTTTGTGGTTTCCAACTTAAACCGCACATAGTTAACATAGCTGAGTACATAGCAAACATCATAACACCACAAGGAGCTTTCTTTCCAGATGTCCTTAGAAGAACTAGCAGAGTACTCAGTAAGGTTTACACTTGTGAATCTGACTGGAATGAACAAAGAACATCCATCATCGATTGTTTAGACGTCATATATGATGACCAAGCATTATACCACGGTTGTCAAATCGCATCGCAATTCTACGCTCAATTCTCCATTTACATAACACCACAGGAAGTACTCACAATGGTGAACTTTCTTTATCAAATATCCGAATGCCTAACAATAGATGATATTCCAATTAAAACATGGACCATCAAATCATTAAATTTTTAACTTATTATTTCAATACGTCATGCAGAATTTATGTTTGACATTTACTAGTTTAGGAACTTTATCACAAATAATTTTAATGTCATTAAAGCACCAGATTGGTGTGTAAGCTCTGACATGGTTTCGGCGCCCATTCGTCACTTTTCGAATGATCCAACAGCTATTGTTATACCACTCTTGTTAATGACCTCTTATATTATCCAAAGCCATTACGAACCCTTTAATTTTCTAAATAATTAAAGAAATAAATACTATAATACTTTCAATATATTAAATTTATTTATAAATGAGTACTCAACAATCATACTTCGAAGAATCCGCCCTCAAGGCCAACACCGAAAATGGAAAAGATTGGCTCCGCAAAGCCTTACATCCACCCGGCGTTAAAGGAACATCTTACAATGGATACCCCGACAAGTCTGTCATTCCAGCTATCCATCAAGAATACCGCTTAGATTGGGAGAAATTTCTACCAACTAAAGACAACCCTGCAACAATGTTACTTCTTCATTGTCCTAGCTTCATTAATCCGCTTTTCTATGCAGAGTATTCTCAAGCTAGAGCCGCCGATCCCAACGGCTCTGATAATTCTTGGTTGCTGGGTCAATCCAATGACCAGATCTCCAATGCTTCCATCACTGGAGAAATGGGTAAGGTACAAACTGCGTACCTCTCCGAAACATTGCAATATGATGCCACCGGTTTTAACAACTCCGGTATGCTCTACAGTGCACAATTTTCACCATCCACCTACACTCTAGCTCTCTCTACACTCCTTCTCAAATTTCACAAGCAAGGTCATCTTGACAAACATATGCCTGAGTTGGAAAGAATATATGGCCCAGACATCCGATCCGCCTACAAAACAATTACGCAAAAGACTAAATCCAACTCAAACAACGATTTTGAATTGATCAGCAACGACGATTTCTGGAATGTTGGTATCCCAGCAAATATCACTACCCAATTGGTCCAAGTCGTGCAACTCGGTCTTCCAATCACCCAACCAACCGACATTTCTATGCTTTCACCTAAGAAATATACATCCAGATCAACTGAAGGTGCTTTCATCGTGCATCAGTCCAATGAAGATTACAATAAGTGGTGTGCTGTTCGTTGCGGCTCGTTCGCTAAAGGCGTATCACCTGCAGACAGACCACTCATGTTATGTCTCTACGAAACCACCAATGCAGCTGGAATATCCACCATCACTCCATTCAACGTCAACAAAGCATATGTGACCGATATTGAATGGCCAAATTGGACTTGGGCATACACAATGTTCACCGGCATGCAAGCTGGCTCTGCAGGTGGAACCGCACCCATGGTCAACATCAAAACTATTCGCGGTATCGCTATCGCCCCAACACCTCGCAGCATCCTCAATCCTTCGTGTGTCGCACCCGCTTTGTATGACCCTCAAGCCTTACAAACTTATTCCGTCATAACGCAGTCCAGACAAGACGCCATGCCCGCATCTTTCAACATGGGCGGTTCATTATTAGGCGGTGCTGGATTAGTTATGCCACTTATGTCAAAGACCATCAGTTCCATTTCTGATGCCATCTCTGGCGCTGACGGATCTAAATCCGAAAAGAAGAACATCTCAACTGAATTAGCCGAAGCCAAAGCAACCGAGACCAATGAATCGCTTGGTGAGACCAACACAACCAAGAAAGCAGAAACCCAAATGCTACCCAAACGTTCCCGACCTAGACCACGCTCTAGATCACGCGGTAGGTCATCTTCTAGACCAAGACAAGTCCATTACCAGAAGAGAGCCCCCTCGTTCAACAGAAGACGCACACGATCAGTATCCAAATACCGATCCAAATCTAGACGACCATCATCCAGAAGACCAAATACCAAAAGAAACATCAAGGTCACTGTTCGTCGAAAATAATCCAAATTAACCAACACAAATAAATATGCGCCGTATTGTATTTATACAATCGTAA